GACAAGGCGGCTGACTTCGCTAAACTCGTTCGTAATTTTAGTGGTCAAATCGGCAACCTAGTTCAATCGCCGTCAAACTTAGCCGGCAGCATTGGTGAATTATTTGAATCAGTTAACAATCTGTATGAAACACCAGCAGAAACTCATGATTCGAGTTGTAAACCGGGCGAGGCATCGCAACAGTATTAAGACCCATACCGACCATAGGGCGGATACGGTTCACATCCAGCGGGAAGGCCATCAGCTCATTACCGCTCAACTTAGAGCTCACTTTGATAGCAGCAACACCCATCAGATCAGCTAATTCCTGACTGATGATCCGTGCATCATACTGAGTGCTAAATTTCCGCTCCCAGTTGGACATGATTTCACGACTGACGTAATACGTTGCGTCTTGTTCACACTTGTTAGTGATGAATAGAACGTCACGAACCTGGATGAAAGCAGCCTTGTTTTCATCACCGGTTTTAGTGGTGTCAGTGAAGTCAAAGTTAACGCCGCCGGCGCCAAGGTCGACTTGAGCAACACGGGTGTCATTACGCATACCGCCCCAGCTGATGCCGTCAAGCACAATGTTGTTACCGTTAACGTCGACATGCCCATCAAGGAACTGGTCAGCAAGGTGACGCCGTACAGAAGCAACAGTTTCACGTTGATCATCGATCAATCCGTCAAACCCTTCGGCAGTCATGGCAGCCATTTCACGCCAGTTGCGATGGAACCCGGCATCATGAACAGGAATCAGAGAACCATCGAATGTGAATTCAACTTGATCCATCTTCACGCCGATTTGACCAGTCATAGAAGTTTGGACCCGTCCAGCGTCAGACGCCTGGCGGAACTTGTGAACCAGTCGGCCAATACTGAGCGAACGTGACATTGGCAACAGGTCATTCAAGAACGTATCGCCGTCATCAGAGCGCATGCGCTCAACGGTGACGTTATCGAACTCAACGAATACATCGCGGGGAATCAACCCATCATTAACATGCATCTGACCCATGTTGACGAACAGATGCTCCTGAGCGTTCGCGGCCTCGCGGGCGCGTATAACCTCATCCCACTGCTGTTGAGCGGATCGGCTATTGCCGACAACCTTTTTAGAAAAAATCATGCCGATCCCCTTATGCTACGCGAACGCAAACACGCTGCGTTCCGCTGGTTACAATTGCCTCGTCAGCAAAACCGACGATCTCTTCACTAGTTGCGCCGACAGTCGCCGGGGTAACCGCCAACTTCAGCAAACCAGCACCATTGCGCGACAATGGATCACCTATGATCAAGGTTTGAGCCGTTGCAACCAGGGCATTAACGAACTCACCAGAACGCGGCGCAATAGCCACCATGTTCTCATTAATGATCCAGGCATCGTCGACACTCTTTGAACGTTGCTGATCTTTGTCGGCAATGATGAACTGTTCACCGAATGTGGTAGCCACAACGTCATTAGCATCCAAGCCGGCGGCTGTACGCTTGAGGGTGGTACCCGGAGCAACAGCAGCAACAGCAACACCTTCGATGTTTAATGGCTTGTGATTGGCATTGTCAGCAGGGCCGACAAAAATTACACGCTTACCTAATGTAGCCATGATTTAGCCCTCCTTTATTCAGGCATGTCGGTTTTAACCGAATGCTTGTCTGAGTTATTGACAGGTACAACACCGGGGATACCGTAAGAAGGTTGACAAGTAGCTGCCATTCCTTTCAGTGTCTCAATGCCTAGCAGCTTGGCCGCATCGGTATCGATACCGGGGTACTTGTCACTGTTGCCGACAAGTTCAGCCAAGCTGTTGAGCTCAGTTTCACTGTCTGCGTTAATTTGCACTTTCAAGCCTGCAACCTCTTCAGTGAGCGGCTTGATAGCATTGGTAACGGCTTGGGCAATGGCTGCCGCTTGTCCGTCATCAGCATCATCAGAGCCGTCATCACCGTCAGGGGCTTTAGCTTGAAGCGCATTGTATGCCGCTAAAAGCTGGTCATCATCAAGACCTTCGATCTCAATGCTGGCAGCTTTCAAAGCATTAACAATCACTTCTTTCATAGCTTCACCTTTTTGGTTTACTTTAGGGGTAAATGTGACATCCCGCTCAACTGGAACAGGGATGCCAACAATCGTTGCAATTCCTTCGCTATCAATAACATAAGGAACATCAAACAATTGATCTTTTGACCAGAAAATAACGCGATCGTCAAATAATTCTTCAATCCAATCAACATTAAAAGCCGATTGCTCTAAAGCGTCATGTACTGATTGTCTTATATCGTCGAAGGAAACATCATGTTCATTATCAAATAACACAGCCAATCTATCGAACGTGACTGTCTCATCGCCGCCTGAGTTAATAGCATGATAATGAACGTCACATTCCTGACCCTCAGCATTAACAGCCATACCCACACCCTGGTCAGGTTGGGCGGCGCCTACGGAATCAAGCAATATAGCGTCATGATCAAAGACCATTTCGCGTGCGATCCAGGTGAACTCTTGACCCTCAGCATTTGTTTGGGGTCCGTCAGTCTCTTCGACTAAAAGAAACACACCAACTGATGTATGAATAGGGCGCGCTTTCTCGTTTGTTTCCAGCTCTGTAACGCGATCAAGCAAACGTTTACCGCGTTCAGTTTTTAATGCTTCCTGAACATTGACAAATTTGTCAATCTTGATCCGGTTGCCTTCCTTCGTGACATTCGTATTGAATGCGCCGGCATGGAAGTTGTGAATAGCAAAAGGATCGTTGGCAGAAATGAAATTGCCGCTTGAATCAGTGGGGTGTTCGACTGGGGCCAGTGTACGTTCAAGAGATTCAAACGACTTGTCAATCTCTTCCGCTGGATAAAGGCCGCCATTCATAACGATGTTGTCAGGAAGAGTAAACGAACTAATGACAATATGCTCGACACCATCAATATTCTGACGCTGAACAGCATCACGATCAACAACCGTAGTGCATTGCATCATCACGCGGTTAGATTTGTTTGCCTTGAATCGCTTTTTCATTAACGTGAATATAACCTTTTGTCAGCGAAAATCAACTATTGTGTTACTGATTGTATCACTCGGGATCAAAAAACGCTCGCTCACCCCTGATTTCTTCCTGAAATTCCCGCTGAACCACCTTTCCAGCCCTGTCAATCAATACAGATTGAGTGGTGCACAGGCAATTGATACGATTTGCCCCACTATTCCACCATTGTAACTGATCAGCAGTGGTGAAGGCGTTACCATGGCGGGCCGCGTGTGTTTGCCTAGTGGTGGGTATCAATGCCGATATGTGGATTAATCCAGCCCTTAGCCCTGTCTGCTTCGCTACCAAGTCAACAGCATTGATCTTTGCATCATTGTACGCCTTGTTAACTTCCGTCCTGGCAATACGTTCAGCGCTGGATTTAGCCACATCGAACCGTTCAGTGATATTTTTGGCGATATTGGTAGGGGTGTCGCCGGCCTGAATGCCTAAATTAATCTGTTGAATGACCTGTGATGCTGTTGTGTTGCTGAGATTCTTAATTGACGCAAAATTTGACACGAATACGTTATCCAGCGCCGCGCGGTATGGTTCTGACAGTAATATCGATTCTAGTGACACGGCTTCAGGCGGCAACCCTCTGACACGAACACCAGCAACCCGGGCCTGCGTGACTAATTGATTGAATCTGACAACCTCTTCGCCGGTCCCTTGACGATAGGGTAATTCGACGTTCTCTTTCCAATACCAGTTAAAAGGCATCAGATCTTGAGACTCAAGCAATTCACGATTCAGAATAAAACGAATACTGTTCTGTATATCAGTGAGCTCAGCACCGGACAGCGGGTAATCATAAACAACAGCAATCGGCTGATTAACTATCGATGTCTGACGGCGGCGTGTCCGGGGAATGGACCGGAATAGCGCCTTGACTTCACGCTCAGCCCGCGTCAGCCGTCGATCAAGGGTTATTTCACCTTTCTTGCGGTTGCGCGCCTGACCGGTTGGATCTTGCTTAGTCTTCTTTGCCATTGATCGGCGTGCATCCTATCAATATAACGCTTTTACCTGGCTCATTCTCAATGACTGCCAGAACGGGGAAATCTTCACCCTCAATGTGAACATCGACTTCATCACCATCGTTTATTTCTTCCAACAACTTAAGCAATTCACCCTTGCTCATCTTCTGACCTTTGGTGGGGGTAATATTGGAACTGGTCTGTCTTCAGGCCTTTCGTACATGATTGGATTATCACCCTTAGTCATTAACCCGGACCTCCGCCATAACGACTGCCTTCAATATGTGGTTTTCCACAATGGGGGCAAATCATACCATCATTAGCAAACGGATCAGGCAGCAAAACAGCAGCTAATACACTGACAATCACAGCAAGACTAATCAGTATCCAAATCATCGTCTAAATGCTCGCTTCCTGGTTCCTCTTCAATCTCAGCCTCAAAGCCCGCCGCCTCGCGTATCTCATCCTCAGTAAACGCCGCACCCCCACCTGACTTGAATTGTTTTTCGTTGACACCCGCCATTTTATCAGCATTACCTAACTTCTCTTCGTCGGACCTGGCAAGCAGATCATCCCATTCAACATCATATTCGGAGGCGGGGAGTATGCCGAATTGAATGCACCAATCAATAACATTGCGTGTCATTTCGGTCATGAAGTTAACACGGCGAGATTGAACACTTGATAGAAAATGGCGGCTGTCTTCGTTACTGGCTAACCGACCTGTCTGTTGACCGATGAGAATGGTTGCCGGAATCTTTGAACCAGCCGCTACATCGTTCAAAGCATTCATGAAATGGTTTTTAGGATCTGCTAACGATGATTCAAGCGTCGTTGCTTCCATGCCGGGCGTCCACATAGCCCGGCGCGCGCGGTTGGCAGCAAATTCATCATAGTTCTCATTAAACTTATCTAATAACGCCTTATTTTCCGTAGCGCTGGCAGCATCCTTCAGATCAAATACAATCGATTGAGCGGCGTTTTTATAAAACCCTTCACCACCGGCACCAATGATCTTACGTAGGTCCATTAGTGAGTTATAGACGGGCTCCAGTGACGATATGCCGTAAATGAAGCCGTTATCGGAATCCTCAGCAGCAATAACGATGCGTGACGGGTGAATATTAAATGTGGTTGTCGCTTCTTCGTTGCGTGTGCCGACTACACCGCCAGTGAATTGATACATTAACGGCTGACCGAAATCATCAGAGGTCGCGTCCTGATTAGTCGTAATAACCTCTAATTGCGACTCATACAACGGCATGATCTCAACCAGGCTGTTAATACCTGATAGCGTGCCCTCAATGGGTTGATCGGGCTGTTTACCATCCCTGACACGCATAAACATTCCGGCATAACGCCCGACACGTTGACGGGTGTCCAGGCCTTTCATACGAACCCAAAAGTCGACC